GATCCCATTAGTACCAAATCAGATACATCTGCTTCGATAACGTGTTCAGAGATCGTTGCAGTTCTTGCGGCTGATGTGATAGCAACAGCAGTTGTAGCGGTTGCCTGTGTAGCGGCAGTCACATTACTTGAAGTTAGTTTTGTCCAATCCGAAAACTGAACCGAGTTTGACCCTCTTGCGGCCTGTTTTACAGTCACAAGAGGATATAGCACATTCACGTGATTGAATGCAATAACGGCATCGCCGATAGTTTTACCTAATCCGCCCGCCGCTGTTGAGGTATTTGTTAAAGCCATTTTATTTTCCTTATAATGGTTTGTTTATTAATTATTTTTCATACGATTTCTTCATCGTTCCAGGGCCAAATCCACTAAACGTACCAATGCTTCCAGGCTTCTTTCCTTTCCCAATCCTTTCGCTTCGTTCTTCATGGATGTCGAGGTAATCATCATAACTGACCTTTTTATCTTTATAGGTACAATCAATATCCTCGCCACCATTCACTTTCGTGTGCTTGAGATCGTTATCAGGATCGAGTGCTTTTTTGAATATATCAGTCGCCATAAGCTATCTTGATATTTCCAGATGTTTGAGGATCGTTGGCTTTCTTGTATCCTTTCGGATCAACAGCCGCCCATTCTTCAAACGTAGCATATCCACCCGTTGATGTTGCTTGTGAATTATCAACTGAAGCTGGTGAAGGCTTCGTATTGAACTTATCTACATGGAGTTCCAATTTATCTAAAGGAAGCCCATCATAAACAGCACGATCATCTTCAGGCAGTTTCGATAATAACGAATCTCTCCGTGTCGCCTGATATTCATCCCATGCTTTAGATTTCTTTTCAGAAGTTTCGAGTCGTGCGTTCATGTCTGCCATTATCTTATCGTATTCGCCTTTTGATTCCATCTCTTTTAATTGCCTGGCTTCACTCTCGCCTTTGATCTTATTCTTCAAAGATTCGTAATCTGTTTTCATGGTGTTTTTTTCATCGACTAATTCCTTGAATCGTGCATAAGGTACTTGATCGATGGATTGCTTTGGTTCACTTGCAACTGTAGTGGACTCCTGTTTTACGTCTGGAGTATCGACTTGTGTATCACTCATTTTAACCTCTTTGATTTGAGTATTATGAAAATCATCTGCCTATCCTGAAGTTGATTGGCTTCGATGCGTACTTTTTAATATTAGCATCTGTAATTCTTCCTAATTGATTTATAGCAAACTTTTCAATCTTATCCGATAAGGGTTTTGCAGTTGATGTTACAGTCCTTCCCATATCATCATTCCATTGAACCCTTTGAGCAAGTGTGCCAGACCATCCGATTGTTACACCATCTGCTGTCGCACCTCTTGTTTGTAGGTTCCTCATCATATCACCCGTCAGTTGTAGATCAGGCTTTGTGCTTGTTGATGATTGTCTTTTCATCCCACCTCTACCTTTTCTGGTCTTATAATCTTCTGCATAGATGCTGATAGTTTTTCCTTTCACTTTCTTGGAAAACCAAAACGGAGGATGAGTCTTGTATGGTTTAAAAGTTCTACCATTAACATCCTTCCCACCTATTGTATCTACACGAATCTTATCTGAAATCTCATCACCGAGTTTCTTCCAGAACGATCTTTTGTACTTTAATATGTCTTGTGCTTTAGCCACTAAATTGTTGTTGAGGTGTTTGTGGTGTTCGCCACTTCCCATCATCCTGTTTCTTTGATTTCAATTTCTCTGCACCTTTTTTATCAGATAGCTTTTCACTTGAACTCGTTTCCCTTGCCCATCTATGGCGGCAATTAAATCCACCTCCATCACCAAATGCACCTGGAAATTCTGAATCAATATCATCACGAGTTAATGCACCAGCACTCATCATATCGATACATATATCTCTTGTCCTGTCGTCTATTGGCCCTTGATAAATATATCTCGTATTAGATGGATCATCAGAAGCCATCTCAACCGTTACATTACGTTCAAAAGTATTCAGGGCGGTATTGGCTAATGTCTCGGCTTGATCGGGCCTTAATACGCCACCAGCACCCTTTAAAATTGATTGTGCTATATCAGCTTCACTTGCACCAGCTATAATTCCCCTTGCCGCTTCATTTCTGATTTGATCACCCATCAATCCTATCTGTTTCATAAATGTATTATTATCCATTCGTAACAAGGCAGTTAATACTTCATCTGTTACTGCACCCGTCATTTCCATAGAACCTAATACTGCTTGATATTCAAGCATCAGATTATCGAGATCAGAACTCAATCCCAGTTGATTCATGATCACATCTTCCATATCTAAAGTCTGCAATACCAATACGATCTCATCCCTTGTCAATCCTTGATTCCTTAAATCAAATATCTGGCTGACAAGTTCAGACTGTACTCGTTCTATCGCCCTTGCGAAATCCTGTGCCGCTTTATCTTTAGCCAACTGGTTGCCTCAATGCTTGTAATAATCCTGTCTCTGGTACTGCTGGTACTTCTTGTTCTTCTTTTAATTCACCGAGCATTTCATCTAATTGTTGATCTGGAATATCAGGATTAAAGTATCGGATTAATTCTTTCCTACTCATCAGGTTGTTATCTAATTGAAATTGCAATCTATCCTTTTCTTCAGCCCAGGTAGTAGGGAATCCAGCTTCTGCAAAATCAACTGAATAAGATTCGGATAGTGTTTTATTCTGATGTACTTGTAATATGGTGCGATCTATTTCATATCTTGAATGTTCCCATTCCTTGAATAATGGTATGTCTGATTCTCTTGACTCCAAATTTTCCAAGCTGAGAATTTTCAACGCTTCGCCACTCGGTGGCGTTCCACCTTCACCCCATCTGATTGCAAGTGAATGATTCTGGCCCACCTGATTAATCATCATCTTTACGGATTCAATCATGTCACGAATAGAACCCGTTGGTGATACATATTGAAGTGATGCACCTTCTGGTAATGATATTAGCCTTTCGATACCAGCCTTCAAATTAGGAATCTCAGTATCTATCCCTGTGATAACTGGCTGACCTAATGCGAACCTTGTGGCCAATGCGATTTCAGTCATAGCTATACTCACTTGTAATCCAGCCCTCGCAACATCCATACTATCCGATGAGAATTCCACCTTACTGATAGGCAAGATACCATAAGGATTAATCATCTCTACATTGTCACCTATTGGATTAACACGGCCAACAGTATCGAATGAGAAATGCAATCCAGGTTCACCATTTCTTGACTCACTCCAGAATACAAACTTCCGATCACCTTTTAAATCCTTCCCCACTTCGTAGCTTATGCCATACGGACTTGATTCACCATAGAGATAATATTCTTTAGCGTTAGTGACTATATCGTATTCAATCCGTTCATGCCTATCCGAATACTTACTGCGGAAATGGCACTTACCTATGAGCCATGCTATCTCTGCGAACTCTCGTGCTTTACTATCGAGATGGTAAGCCATATCCATATATTCATCTGCTGGTTCACCATTGATAAATCTCTCACATGGTGATTTAAATAACATCATCCTTGCCTTTGCAAATCTCGGTACAATCCGCATACCAAATGGCGGCACTTGTTCTAATGATGATCCTGGAAACCATTGAGCCAGATGTGTATCTAACTTCTTATTGTAATAGAAATCTCATCCTTTTTCAAATCGTTCTCGGCTCGTTGTACAGATTGCATGACTACATCCCTACCGAGTGAGGGAAGCATCACTTTATCGTGAAAATTATATTCCATAACCTACCATTGTGAACTTGTTACCAATCTCTGCACCACAGGATATTTTAGAGCTATGTAATATGAACAAGCATCTAAAGCATGAGTGAGAGATATATCTTTTGTCTTATCAATTTTCCCATCCCTTGATCTTTGCACTTGTTCTAAATCTTTTATCAGGTATGTACACTTAGGATCAACTGTCATCCGTATCTTACCATTGGCATCTTGAAGCATCCGATTTAAAGAATTGATTCGGTCAATTATCGGTGGATTAATTTTCTTTGCTATCACATTAAAACCGTGATCTCTCAATATAGTATGATCGCTTTTATTTGAAGTAGTTGATCGTGCTGATCCTGTTGCATCTGGATATACATTTATTCCTGGTGCTATCTTCTTCATAGCTATAGCTAATTGTTCAGTATTAGAATTGGATTGCCTTATCTCATCGAAGTAATGTATAGAACCATCAGAGTAAGAACATCCGAGTACAGCCGTCATGAAGTCACAATTAAAATCCAAACCAAACCACAGATTGGCAGTTAATTCTTCAGCCTGTTTAACATGAATCTTGCGATCAAAGTTGTATGCGGCACGGCTTCCTGTACTCACGAAATCAGCAAGGAATTCAGTCTTGTATGTCTGTTCATCCATTGTTGCCTTTGCTCTTTCTATCTCATCCTTTGGTACAAAGCCGCCTTCCTCTGTAGTGAACTGCCACGACTT